TTAGCCCTTTTGTTTGGTTGATATGCTGTCTTGAATTGGGGTGATGATGGGGGCTTTTCTGATGTAGGTTTTTGTCATTTGAATATTGGTATGCCCAAGTTGTTGGCGTGCCATTTCTTCGCCTGAAGTCATTGCGATGTCTGTGCCTGATTTGGCTCGCAGGTCTCGGAACTGGAAAGCAGTTAGTTCTTTTTTATGTTCTGGGTAGGCTTTGATAGCGTGTTCTCGATAAACAATAAACCGTTTTCCCAGTTTTCTTGCTGTCATTTTTTCACCTTTTTTTGTAGTGAATAGATAAATTCCTATTGCCGTTTCCAATCGTCGGTGAAGAATTTCTGCGAGTTGGCCAACTATTTCAATTCGCAGTTTGGCATTCGTTTTTTGTTGGACGATGTGCAGGTAGCCGTCAAAAATATGTTCTCGCTCTAAATTGGCAAGATCGACAGGACGTTGCCCAGTGAGATAGGCGAGATCCATTAGGTCTTTCATATCTTGGTCGGCAAATTCGTACACCATTTGGAAGATGTGATCTTCAACGTAGATTTCTCGTTTGCGAATTGGAAAGCGTTTCATATTGGTGTTTGGGCTAGGCAAGTTGGTGTATCCCCATTCTCGGGCGTGTTGCCAAATATGGCCAAACATCGAAAATTCATTATTTGCCGCACTTGGTGTCTCTTTTCGCCAATTCATATATTCTCGAATATGTTGGGCAGTGATTTGTTCTAGTGGTGCATCACTGAAGAAAAGTAGCAGTGGTTTGAGTTTTACTAAGTCGTTTTGAGCAGTGCTGTTTTTTTTCTGTGGAATGATTTCGTCACGGTAGCGTTTCGCCACTAGGCCGAATGTGATGTAGTCTTTTTTACTTTCCCGCTCAATATTGAGCTGTGCTGCTTTGATAAAGGCTTGGTTTCGATCTGTACCAAGGGAAATTTCTGTTTTGCCGTGAGTGCGATAGAGCCAGTAGATGACGGTTTTGCCTGATTTTCGAATAACGGTTTTTGGTCTTAGGTTGTCAGGTAGATGCTTGTTGGTGATTTTTCGAGGTCTTCCCATAGGTTACTCCTGTGAGGTGAACTGAGGGGTGCCAAGTCTTTGTTGGCTGTATATGGCTTGATAGATGACGAGGTTGTCCAAACACGTCCTTGTAAAGGACGAGTGGTTTGTAGCGGTTTTCATCTTGGATAATATAGTTTCTCTGTTTTAGCCATTGGATTTGGCGTTTTTTCTGTGTGTACCCTGTTAAATCAACAAGTTCTTTGAGGGTGAGAAATTCAGATTGGGGCATATTTTCTCCAATAAAAAGCCCTCGACTGATGGCGGTGGGTTAGGCGATTTCGAGCAAATGCTCGATTTCGTTTGCTTCAAGTTGCCACTTCCAAAAGCCTGTGCTTTTTAGGTTGCGTTTGGCGATTTGTAGGGCGATTTCTAATTCATTGATGTATTTTTTCTCGGTTCATTTTTCCACCTCTTGGTAAATTTTTGGGTGTAAAAAGCCCTCCCCAGTACGATTGGGGATAAAGGGGAGGGAATGGGAGTTAAACGGACGCTGTTAGGCGGTGCGTGAGTTCTTGTCGTGTGCCTTTGTGTTCGATTTTGGCGATCATTAGCTCAAGCGTGGGTTTAGTTTTATCACTTTGGCGACGGTATTCTGTTGAACAACCGTAAGCCTCGCCTGCGAATTTTGAACCGATAACTTCAAGCCCTTTGGCAACCCAGCCGAGTAGGGACATCATTCTGCGGTGTGAGAAGTGTAGCCAAGCAAGTTGGCGGATTTCTTCCTCTTTGAGTTCGATACTATAGGTTGGTTCAACAAGGGTAAGTTTGGTTGGGGATTTTGTGAATATTGCCCAGTCTTGCGGATTTGAGGCAAGACTTCTTCAAATACCCACGCCTCGAATTTTTCCGCTTGTGGTTTGCGTGATTTGATGATCAGGCGGTATAAGTTGGGTTCGTTGATGAAAATCATCTCTTGTTCACCGCTTTTAGTGGGGGTATAGCGTTTTGCGATACCCCTCTCTTTACAATGTTTTCTTAATGCATCGGGAGCATTTGTATATCCTAGATTATCGCAGACATCTGCACCACAGAACCACGGTTCTTGGTTTGGATCAATGATGACACGGACAGTCGATGAATTGAAATCAAATGATTGGAATTGGATTGGTAAATTTGACATTGTTTTGTATCCTTTGAGTATTTTAAATTTACCCTACTGTTGAGATAGGGCGATCGGGTGCTTCAACACTGCTCAAAGTCAGCCTTCCGTCTTTTCCTTTCGGTATTGTATGAACGGAACACCACCCGATCATAAAATCAGGATACAAAAAAACCGCATTCCTGCGGTCATATTCCGCTTTGAGTCAAGGTGTGTTGAGCACCGTTAGCGGAATAGTAGTATAAAGTTTTTAAGGTGTCAAATAAAAATCCCACTGGTTAAAGTGGGATTTAATTGTCATTCTTCTTTTTGTCTGTTTTGTTGCTCAAGTATTTGAGCTTTTCCTCGGTTTACACCAGCGAAATACCCCAATAAAACAGCACCACTAATTTCAATAATCCGAATAGCAATATCCGATTGGTTGAGGTACATTGCGACACCTATAATGACAGCAAACAAAACACCTAATACGCCCCAAAGCCAATATTTGCCGATTTGTGTTTTCAAAAACACATCACCACGCTTTAACTCAACTTTTTCCTGCGATGCAATAGAAGCGAGTGCAACTTCTTGGTTTAATTTGGTTTCTTCTTTTCGGATTGCCAATTCATCACGCTTAACAGCCACTTCTTGTTGCTGGATAGCAAAAAATTCTTTGATGAATTCATCTTTATTTTCAAATGGTTGTGGAAGATTTTCGTTGTTCATCGAGCCACCAATACCGCAGTTTTATATTCAACAAGGAATTTCCCAAATCCAGATTTACCAATTTCTGGCGGAATAAATCGAACTCGGTCGATATTATTATTCGTGCTATTTAACTGCACGTCTTTTAAATAGTCTTTTGGAGAAAGATACCGTTTTTTAACAGGCTTTAAAATTGTATTCTTCATCATAACCCCCTCATTTCACAAACTAAAATAGCCTACACAAATTCCTTTGGTAAGCTGGTATCATAGTTTAATTGTCATAAAGAACGTAAGATTACTGTCACTAATCAATTTGTTTTGTTATGTTAGCCTTAAAAGGCGGCAAGTGTCAAACATCAAAAGTCAATTCTTCGATCTTGATCGCAAAATTTATCTAGCTTTTCTCTTCGACAAGCGGTATGTTCGGTTGGGAATTTTGCAAAAGCTCTTTGTCGAGAATGTCTAGAACCCATTTGCGGAAGTCTTTGGCGACTTTGGTGTGTGAAAGCATTCCGATAAGATGGCAACCACGCAGTGAGAAAATACGGACTTTCTGAATGCCACCATTTGTTTGCATATCAATAAGTGTAGTCATATTTTGAGTGAACTCATCTTGGTGGGCATTGTATAAACGAGTAACGCCATTTGTTTCTTTATAGCCCAATGCATTTGCAACATCAGAGATAGAAAACCAAATTTTATTTTGTTGATTGATAACTGAAAGAGTTGTAGCTTGAAATGTTAATGTAGTCATTTTGACTGTCCTTATAGTTCAAAGTTGTAAAACTCATCACTAGCAACGCCAATTACTGGTGATGAACTGATCAAGGTTGGCGTACCGTTGAACTTTAAGGTAAAGACGGCGATCTTTTGATCCCTTAACCAGTCCATCATTGACTACTTTTAAAAGGGTATGATAATTCGTAACACCCTTTGAAAGGTTTGATTTTTCTGATCATAGAAATAAAAAAAGTCGCTTTGGGCGACTATCATTTCCACCCTTAAAATTCAATTCAGGAACGCCAATTCCCGACTTTCTGTTGAAAGTGAAGGCATTCTAGAATAGGGCTGGGCGGTTTGTCAAATAAAACCATTTTCCTGGCGTCAGGAAAATGGTCTGTGGTTAGTGTTCAGATTTAAGGTATTCCACAACTCTTTCGCCAATCCATTGCATTACAGGTACTGCCATTGAGTTACCAATCGCTTTGTAACGTGGGCTATCAGGGCAATTTTCTGCGGGTTTATTTCGATAGGGGATTTCGGTGTAGTCATCTGGAAAACCTTGCAAGCGTTCACATTCTTTTGGCGTGAGTTTGCGAATGGTGTATTCGTTGCAGACTGCGTGAACATCTGTTGCGGTTAGTGTATAACTAATGCCACGTTCATCAAATCCGTTGCCATTCCCTCCGTTTTCTGATTTTCTGCCGATTATGTTGCCAGCAAGAGCAATGCAAGGAACATTCCCACCACCAGTTCCCATTCGAGCTTTCAGAGTGGGGGATATAGATGAATTTGAAACTCGAATAGCTTCTGAACCTTTGATTTCAAATAACACATTTTCTTGTCCGTTATTCCTGCCTAAACAATGAGCAATTTGGGTATTAACAATCGGATCTTGAGTGCCGTGGACAATAATCTGTGGTTCTTTATATTGGGAGGCTGTCATTGTTGGTGCGATATTAAAACAAACGGAATGCTCTTTGCCTTTACAAATCACTTGGCGTGAGCAAGTAACGCTTGTTTTAGAATTGGTGGTAAATTCTTCCTTCTTTTCGTTGCTCTCACCAAAATTCCCTCGCAAGCTCTTTTGCTCAATGAGTATTTGTGCGACACTTCGCTTTCTAGCACTTGCCACAAGGAACACTCGCTTACGTCGTTGGGCAACTCCGAAGTATTGAGCATTGAGGACTCGCCACGAGATAGTTCTGACTGAATGCACATAACCAGCGTTTGTCCATTTGTTACCTGGTGGTTGTAATGGCTGATATTCTTGAGCCAATCCAGCCAAAAAGTGTCCGAATGCGTTGTCCTTGGTGGATAAAACACCCGGCACGTTTTCCCACACAAGTATGCAAGGTTGTTTTCCGTCAGAGAGTCGGACATAATCAATTGCCTCCAAAATTTGAATGAGGGTTAAAGTAAGATTTCCTCTGTCGTCATCTAAACTTTCACGCTTGCCTGCAACAGAAAATGCTTGGCAAGGTGTGCCGCCAACTAATACATCAGGTGCGGGAATTTCACGATTGAGAATTTTTGGTACTAGGGCGGTCATATCGCCTAGATTGGGAATATTAGGGTAGTGATGAGCAAGAATGGCACAAGGGAAAGGCTCAATTTCAGAAAACCAAGCAGGCTTTCCAATGCCTTTCCACGCAACCGATACAGCTTCAATTCCTGAACATATTGATCCGTAGGTAAACATCATTATTTCTCTTTTGGGTGATAATTAAATTGCCTCTTGAATAAGTTTGTCGTAATAATGTCGGGCTGCTTCCACTCGCTCTTTGATTTTCTCGATGATTTCATCATCTCGCTTAATCGTAACGGTGGTGATTCGTTTGTGTTGTGGGATTTGCTCGACTAAATCAATCAACTTCTCGTCATTGTCGTAGGTGCTGATTAAGTCTATTGGCGTGGGGAAAAGCACAAAATCTATTTCGGCTTGTTCGCACTCCCAAAGCCACATATAGGCTTGCATTTGAATGTCGTAGCCAGATTTTTGTGCTTTGGCTTCGGCTTCGTCAGCAAAGAATGGATGTGAGCCAATATCCCACGAACATTTTGTGTCGATGATGAGTTTTCGGCTTGGAACGTAAATGTCGCACTCGCCTGAAATCCAATCGTTTTCACGTCTTTCAGTGTTCTTCTTGAGTGCTAAGCCACGAGTAAAACCACTTAATTTAATGGCTTGATCTTCGAGCTGAATACCTTTTTGGGTATATTTGTTGCCGTCAAAACTGGAATAGCCGAACAGGTCAAATTTTGCAATTTCTCGAACAGCAGCTTTTGCCGTATCGGATATTTTGCCTGCCTCTTTGTCAGCTTTTGTTTTGGGCTCACTCATTAGCTGATGTAGCATTGAGCAGCGTGGTTTGAATGTATAAAGCATAGTCATTTTGATACCTTTTGGGTGTAAAAACCCACCGCTTGATGTTTCACAAGCGGTTGGTTGTGTTTAATTTTTTGCAATTAGAAGCAATTTCTGATGTGCTGGCGAGCGACTTTTTCTGCATCATCAATCGCAAACTGCATTTCTTTAACTAGCTCGTAATTTAATGTGAGCCTATTTCGTGGCATTAGCGTTAAGTCGAAGGTGTCGAGTATGCGGATTTGTTTTTGCATTAGTTCTTCGCAAGTGTCGCTTGCGGTGCGTGCTAGATGTAGCAAGTGGTGAAAGACATTCACGTCTACTGACATTGTGTCTTTGGTTGGTTTAGCAAGCGGTAAGTTTGGTTGTTGATTTTGCAAGTATTTCCCAGTTTTGCGAATTTGTGGCAAGACTTCTTCAAATACCCAGTTTTGAAATTCTACAGCGTTAGCTTTGTTCGATCTGAAAATGATGCGGTAAAGGTTTGGTTCGTTGATGAAAGTAACAATCTGTTCACCCCCGTTTGTAAGGGTTGCAATTTCTTTGCACCCCTCTGTATTTAAGCGAAAGGCTTCAGAACTACGACGATTTACACCTAGTACAAAGCAAACATCAGTTAAACAGAAATATGGTTCATCGTTAAATGATTGAATACGAACAGGTTGAGATTTGAAATCGAAAGTTAAGATTTGAGAATTTGACATTTTTATGCTCCAGATAATTTAGTTAGTAATCCGAAACCTTAGTAGGGTGTCGGGCTTCAACTACCGTATCTGGACGGCGGAACTTATTTCCTTTCGGTATTTTATTAGGTTCTCTCGACCCGACATAGATCACTATGTAAATTTTGGGCATAAAAAAAACGCTTATTGTCGGGTGCGGATAACCGCCAGATATTGTAGTGCGGTTATCTTAGCCGATTTTGGCGGTTTGTCAAATTATTCCACTTCCAATTTCTCTAATTCAGCATACTGTTCTTGACTGAACTCATAGCCACTATCACAGAGTTCTTGAAGCGTAGTTTCTTTGTTGAGAATACTTTGTTTGCATTTCTCGAAGATGTCCGTGCTCACTTTTAATTCGGTGTATTCCGCTTCTTCGATTTGATTATCCACATAGCTAAACTCGTTTGTTTCAACATTTTTTACAACCGCTTGATCGGCAAGTACGGCTTGTTGCATTTCGACCGAAAGTGGGGCTTGTTTGGATAGTAGAAGCTTCATTACGGTTTTGAGAGCCATCGCTTCAAAGTTATCTGCCCATACACTGCTTGCCCATTGTCCTTTGGATTTCTTATCTAAATAGGTTCGGTAAGTTTGGCTGTAACGTTGAGCGTGTTCGTCCACCTCATGCGTGGTCATATAGAGTTCAGCGGTGAAATCATTAAGGAGTTTGAAGTAGGCGTAGTAGCCAATAGGCTTTTCGCCATTTTCGGGCTTTTGCTTCCAGTCAAATTCAAAGCCGTTAATTGGATCTTCTGCAATAAGTTGTTTTTCATAAACAGGTACAGCAACCAATCTTTTAAATTGTCCACTACGTTGTGCCAGTTGAATGAGTCCTTTGTAGCCTAATTGGAATTGGGCTTCGGTTTTTTTCTCTTTCTTGTTTTGATATGGCACAATGTAGGCAAAGCCTAGTCCATTTTGAATAGGTAGGTTAAGTGTTGCTGCCATACAGGCTGCATTGAAAACGCTTTGAGGGTCAGCATTTTTTAACATTGAATTGCTATTGACGATTTGTAACACGCTAGTAGTAAAACTGCTCGCATTCTTATTGAGAAGTTCTTGTAACTTGCCCAGTTGGGAGACAAGCCTAGTCCTTCAAGCGTTTTGGAGACAATCCATACTTTTAAGCCAGTGTCGATTGTCATCGCTTTTAGGTTGCCGTTGTTGCGGTAGTAGCTATCTAGCACTCGATATTGTGTCGTTTCGTTCTGTATGATGAAGCTATGATATTTCAGTGTCAGATAGACAACTTCTGCACTTAAATTTAATGCCTGGGCAAATTTTGCAACATCTTCATAGCCTGTATAATGTTCTTTTGCCATTTTCAGCAGCTGCTGCTCTTTTTCTTGGTCGGCAATAATCTGTCTAGGTTTAGTCTCTATCGGCGTCGCTTCGGCGGTTTTTGCAATTTTTTGGGGTGTTTGTACCGCTTGTTGAGCTTTCTCTTTGGCGTGGTAGAAGTTACGGATACTCTCTTTCTTCTCTTGAACTACCTGACGTAAATCACGTTGTAAAACTTTAGCCGTGGTGATTTGTGCTTGCATTTCGGTGATTGGGTTTATCATGATTTATTCTCCAAAAGTGGGGTAGATTGAAAAATCTTTGGTAATGCTGATGAATTACCAAGGTAGTCGCTTTGTACTTTCATCGCTTCAAGCGAGACTTTTGCCACATCAATAATTTTGTCGCCAATATCGACAATCGCTTTGGCAAGGGTCGCTTCTTGTTGAATTTGTTCGGCATCTAAGTCTTCTTCATTTAGCCGTTCCATTGCCATAAATAGGTGGTCGGTTAGGTCTTCCAGTTTATTCTTAGCCATCACTGACCTCCTGCGGTTAATCGTTGTATTTGTTTTTGATAGTGTTGCTGGAGGAGAGCGAGGTCGTCTGCCGTGAGATTATCAGGGCAGGCGGTTTGGCAAGGGTCGTGGTATGAAATATCAAGTGGGTCAATTTCCGCTTGTTGGAAGTCATATTCTGTCCAAATTTTGGTAGCGTTAAAATTGTCTTCCACGGCTAGGGTGGGCGTGGAAGGTATCGGTTCGTCCTCTACTATCTCTAACACAATGGCAAAGAAAAGTATGGCGATGAAGGCGATAAGTAGGGGTTTAAAATGATAGTTAAAGTGGTTCATTTTTTGTTTCCTTATGTAAAAGTTGGATTTTAAGCCGCAAGCAAGGCGACTGTTGTAATGGCAATTAATATCCAAAGCGTTAAGGCGTAGTTGTCTTGTAATAGTGTTGTGATAATCTGTTTAAGTAAGTTTTTCATTGGGGGTTCCTATGGTTAAAAATGTATTAAATGTGTTTTCATATTTATTAAATTGTAGGGTGTAGAAACCCACCGCTTGATGTTTCACAAGCGGTCGGTTGTGTTTAATTTTTTGCAATTAGAAGCGATTTCTGACGTGCTGACGAGCGACTTTTTCTGCATCATCAATCGCAAACTGCATTTCTTTAACTAGTTCGTAATTTAATGTGAGCCTATTTCGTGGCATTAGCGTTAAGTCGAAGGTGTCGAGTATGCGGATTTGTTTTCGCATTAGTTCTTCGCAAGTGTCGCTTGCGGTGCGTGCTAGATGTAGCAAGTGGTGAAAGACATTCACGTCTACTGACATTGTGTCTTTGGTTGGTTTAGCAAGCGGTAAGTTTGGTTGTTGATTTTGCAAGTATTTCCCAGTTTTGCGAATTTGTGGCAAAACTTCTTCAAATACCCAGTTTTGAAATTCTACCGCTTCAGCTTTTCTTGATTTAAAAATAATGCGGTATAAATTCGGTTCGTTGATGAATGTAAGCTCCTGTTTTCCGCCTTTGGTAAGGGTGTACGTTTTACGTACCCCCTTTTCATTTAGCATTTCAGCATTTACACGGCGAGAATTTTTAATTTCTAAGATTTCGCAAACATCAGCTAAACAAAAGTGCGGTTGATTTTCGAAGAGTTCTACACGAACAGGGCTTGATTGAGAATATCCGCCTCGCTTGAATAGGCAAAATTGTGTTGTTTGGTATTGAGCAACGCTGGGATAATGTGGGCTTTGATTGCATCGGTGTGAATGCGGTAGTTTGCTTTACTGAGAATACGTTTAACGTTCCATTCCAGCTTGTTTTCTGTGGCTTCTTTTTGTTTAAGACGTTGGAACTCTTTGATGAGGTAGAGTTTGAACTCTGGGCTGATCCACATTGCAAATTCTAATGCAATATCCTTATGAGCATAGGTGCCACCATAACGCCCTGCTTTAGCTTGTAAGCCAATGGCATTCGTTTGTGCCACGAATTCTTTCACGCTAATTTTAAATCGGTTTAAACCAGATTGGTTTCTAATTGTGGCGAATTCGCCATAATTAAAATTAGGGTTGTTAATTTCTTCCCAAATGCCGATATATTCCAATGTGTTGCGATTTCTCAACCAATCGCTGATGAAGAACTCCCCATCTTTTGCTCTCAACATATCGGTCAAATTGATATAATCTTCACCGTTCCGTTCAATGACTCGTATTTCTGCATCTTGGACAGTGATTACATTATTTGCCATTTTTATTCTCCGAATTTAGATACAAAAAAAGCCGTTTGAAACGGCTTGAAATTGAGGTCATCGTATCCGAAGTGGGTGGTGGTGTCAAATTATATCAATACTTTTGATTAGCTGTGCTTCGGTTAATAAGCCGTAGTGATAAGCGACAGTGCAATAATCGTAACCTTTGATATCTGAGCTTTCTAGCCAACTTGTATTATCAGCTTTGTCTTCCAGCTTGAGCAAGATTTTACGGATTAAATCCCAGTTACGTTTCATTCGGTTTTCCTTTTTGAATTTAGTATAAAAGCCATTATTCGCCTAGAATTCTACTTTTTGCTACTTCAATCAGTAATTGATACTCTCGCTTGGTTTTTTCGTCATGGACTTCGGCAGATTTCGCTAAAAATTCATCAACCGTACCGCAGAAACAGCCACGAGTGGCAATTAAACCTTCCTCGCCAGCATAGACAGTCAGTGTACCATTTTCACGACCAACGTTAGAAAAGCACACAATATGGTTTATTTTATGCACTCTAGCATCGCCAGACACCTCAGCATCGCCACATACCCTAGCATTGTCATATACCCAAGCATCGCCACATACCCTAGCATTGCCACATACCTTAGCATTGTCATATACCTTAGCATTGTCATATACCTTAGCATTGTCATATACCTCAGCATTGCCAGACACCCAAGCATTGCCACATACCTTAGCATTGTCATATACCTCAGCATTGCCAGACACCCAAGCATTGCCACATACCTTAGCATTGCCATATACCTCAGCATTGTCATATACCCAAGCATTGTCATATACCTCAGCATTGCCACATACCCAAGCATCGCCATATACCTCAGCATTGCCACATACCTTAGCATTGTCATATACCTCAGCATTGTCATATACCCAAGCATCGCCAGTATGTGATAGATTAGCTTCTTTTTCGATATATCCGCCTAAATCACCTGCTTTAACCACACCAAAAGAAGTTAATGCTTTAATTCGGTAAAGTGTTTTTCCTGCATACTGGATTGTGTCGTCTTTCAGCAGTTCGTATTTGTTCATTTTCTTTTTCCTTTGTAGAAACCATCTTGCGAGCATAGATCAAGGGTTGATTGTTGCATTCAGGTTTTCCCCTTTTCAAAACCTTAAAAATTCAAGGACATGTGCTGTGAGGCATTGTCGCTGGCGGATTACCTACACTGTGTAGACTGCTCACTCCCCTTTCAGGCTTAGCTTCTTTGTATGATTGCTTGTGAATGCGTCAAGCAACTGAATCGTCCCTACACCGACTATCAACAGAGCAGGGCGGGCAAAGTGCCTAAATCCCTTTATACTGCCATTAATTTACCACTATTTTTTTGTGACCCAGTGGCAAGGTCTGGAGGTTTCTCCGTTGTTACCATTGAAAACCGCACTGCTTGAGGGTAAAAAGGTAAAACCCTCAAGGGAGAACCAGTACGGTTTTCAATGGTGAGCAAGATGGGTTCTGACCCCACTATCATTCAACAGGGATTAAAAAATCTGTTTTTCCACAAAACAGCAAACCTTGCTCGGTGATTTTCGGCTACTCTCTTGTGGCTCACTGTCCACGCCCAGATTTCACCTAAACCGCATTATGGGTGATGTCTGTTTCCTCTTTGTTTAATCAAAAAGGCATCACGCTGTGAGGTAGTGGGGGTTTTATGGGCTTCCTCCGATTTTTCATCTTCCTACCTTTCACCATCAGGCATAATGCGGTTTTATCTCAATTTTTAAAGAACATTGCCTTTCGGCTGGTTTAGAACCTTTATTCAAGCCCTCTATAAAGGGCTTTGGTAAAAATTCTGTTATCGGTGCATATACTCTAATCTTCCTGCTGAGTAGCCAAACCTAAACATGATGAACTTCTCATTAGTCTCTCCATCTTGGTAAATCCGACTTTTTTTCCAAAGTTCATAAGGCTCTCTGTCAAATCTGCCTTGTATGGTTTTTTCAAAGACTTCCATCATTTTTTCGTGTTCTAGTGATCCAACTCGCATTTTTTCCTCCGTGTTTTCCTGTATTGCTATTCAAGCCCTCTATAAAGGGCTTTGGTAAAAATTCTTAGTGAACGGTGTACATCTTCCAAAGATTTTCAGCTTGCTTTGCATTCATTTTTTCGCTTTGGTTCCAATCAATTAACTCACCGTTTCTAAACATTGCACGCTCAATAACTAACTCGCCGTTTTTTTCGTTTTGGAACGCTTCAAAAATTTGAATAAATCCGTTTCCACGTTTTTCTTTGCGTCTGCATAAGATGTAATCTTTATTTTCATTTAGGCTTTGTACGTTCATCTTGTTTTCTCCGTGTGGGCGTTTTGTTTTGATGGGGGCATAATACAATAAGTATTTTATTTGTCAATACAAAATGTATTTATTTTTAAATTAAAAATACAAAATGTATTTAATGTGTTGATTTATAAGGAGGTAAATTTTAGTTGATGTGTTTGACTGCTTGTTTTTTATTCAGTTAAGTAAAAAGAGAAAGAAAAAATGGAAAGATTTAGGAGATTTGACCGCACTTTGATTTGTTGTGAATTATAGTTCACAGTGATATAATCCAACTATGAAAGGGGATTGTTATGATACAGATTAAATCCACGGCAATTTTTAAAGAATGGTTAGATACACTGAAGGATTTGCGTGCAAGAGCCAAAATAAAAACACGGATTAAGCGGTTACAGCTTGGTAATTTTGGTGATGTGAAGCCTATTGGTGATGGGCTTTCAGAGTTAAGAATTACAGAAGGGAAAGGTTATCGGGTATATCTGAAGAATCAGAACGGTGTAATTGTGATTTTAGTTTGTGGTGGTGATAAGTCCACACAAGAGAATGATATTAAAAGGGCGAAAGCCTTAGCAAAAGAATTAGGAGTTTAATATGATAGAACTACAAGATTTTGATGTGGCAGAACATTTGAGAAACGAAGAGGAAATTCAGGCTTACTTAAATGAAGTGCTGAAAGAAGATGATGTGGATTTAATCCTTTCAGCATTAGGCGATATTGCGAAAGCACGCAATATGAGCCAATTAGCAAGAGAAACAGGTGTAAGCCGTGAGGGATTGTATAAAGCCTTCTCAGGCAAAGGCAATCCGACATTTGCTACGGTGTTAAAAGTGATGAAAGCGTTGAATTTGAACATTGAAATAAAACAGGTCGCGCAGGCTTAATGTTATGCGTAAACCAGCACACCCAGGGCAGATTTTATTAGATGGATTTATTGAGCCGAATAATATAAAAATCAGTACACTTGCTACCCATTTGGGTTTTTCTCGTGAAACACTTTCACGAGTGTTGCATGGTAAATCGCCTATGACGGCAAATTTAGCCTTATCTTTGGAAGAAGCAGGTATTAGTACGGCAAGATTATGGCTGAATTTACAGACTAAATATGATTTATGGTTGTTAAAACAAGCACGTAAAAAGTCTGTTTTACCTATTGCTTTTTTGATGGAGCAAAGTAATGCGAGTATTCAGTCTTACCCTTAAAGTAAAGCAAGTCGCACACGCATAATATAGCCCGCTTTGGTGGGCTTTGTTTTGCAGATTTTGAAAGGAATTTGACCGCTTGTGAGGTGGGTTTAGAGTAGTAAGGCGTAGTTAAGAGTAGATTTTGGGTAAAGAAAAACCGCCATGGTGGGCGGTTATACTTTATATTTTTTATTATTAAGATAGTCTTCAAACAAGGCAATGAATGTTGTGCAGAATGCGTTCACTTCATCTATTCTAACCTGTAAATCGGAGATAAACAGATTCTTACCCACATCTGCAGCTGTGGTATTGCCGTGAGCAATCGTATTTCTATTTTCCACAATATCTTTTAGGCGACCACCCCATTGAGCATTAAGTAATGTGGGTTCAATATTGAATGTGCAAAAAATACTACGAAGTTGTTCAACTCGTATATTCTTTCCATCGGTTGGTAATTCTAAATCATCGCAAATGTTTTCTATAATTTTGCTATTGCTTGAGAAAATTTGCATAAAATCAAGGCGTTTTTGCCATTTATATTTTCTACCTACGTTGTGCAAAGCATCAAAATTTTTATGCAAAAAACGGATAAGTAAGCTTGGTTGAACTTCGTTTAAATGGAGATTTTGCAAAGAAATTTCTCTCTCTGCTATTTTTACTGTTTCTGAAACAGTGTATTCAATAGATCCATATAAGAGAACAAAAAGCATTCCTTTGAGCGTGTTGAACAATAATTCTTTTGTAAAAACTTGTCGTGTTACTACACATTCATTTTGCTCATTATTCAGTTGCTTAATTTGTGCAAAAAAAGCTTGAATTTCTAATTGCTTTGTGGAATGTTCGGTTTTGATTGAACTAAACATTTTCTAAAAAGTGGTTTTTGCAAAATTCAATGCGATGTTGAACCATTTGAGGACGGTTTGTTGCCCCTGTGGTGGACTCAATAAAACTTGGGTCATTTACCCATTCATAAAAGGAACTAAGATTGAGTTTTGATTTTTTTTGCAAAGCAAGAGCAGCACCGACCGCAACACCTTCAAAGAAGTTGATTTTGAAACTATATCGGCGAGCAGTTTGCCCTTTTGATATGCCAAATTCGAGCTTAGCAAGTTCTTTGAATGTCTTTTTGAAGAGTTTTTCATTTTGTTCGTAGTCAAAATCTTTATTTGCAAAAGACATGTAGTTATTTAAGAAACTCGTTACGTTATATTTGAAGTTTTTATAATTATGCAAAAATGCAAAAAATCGGAGTACGGCTTCTTCTGCCGTACCGTCTTTTATGCGTTGTTCTTTCAGTAAAGTGGATTTTAAGAAGTTTTTGTCTTGAGCCATTCGTTTAACAAATTCGTTAAAGCTACCACGAAAGACACAGCTACGTATTTCTTGTGCTGTTAATTTTATACCGCCTGTATTTAACCGCTCAAAGAGATCGAAGCGAACATCAAGATCACTTTTGTCTGTGAGTGTTGTAACTTTAAGTGTACGTAACATAAAATCTAATTTAATTTTTTGTGGTAATTTTGCAAAAACTTGTTTATTGAAAGATGGAATTTTCTCCAGTTTTTGCAAAATAAGATTATCCGTTACACCAACTTTATCTTTGGCATTTTGATTATCCATAAAGCGAATAATCGTAGTTAGTCGTTGTACACCATCAATGACTTCCCAGCTACCATCATTATTTGTTGCCATAAAGATATTGGGAATAGGGATACCTAGTAAGAGTGATTCAATCAATTTAGATTGGCGAGCATCTTCCCACCGAAATTGTCTTTGATATTCTGGAGCAATATCAATAATACCTTCAGCTACCATAGAAACTAATTCTTTGACACTAAAATCGTAGCTATTGAAATCAACTTTACGCTTCTGATCACTTAATTCATTAATAAGTGATAACTCATTGATATTCATAAAATTTCCTTTTTCTTTGCAAAAAAATCACCTAACAAAATCCAACCGCTGACTTTGGTGGATTTTTACCTTGCGTAGGGTATCAAATGGAATGAAATTCTGTTTCTGGTATTTCCTCTAATGAAATAAACCGACTGCGTTTAACAATAGCTGCTACTGATGCGACGGTATTGACTTCATCATAATCTAGGGTAAAAGAATCGTGAGCTTTGTTAATGCTAGAAAAACGATATTCTCCATCACGGCAATAATCCATTACCTTAATCATATTCTTGCCGTTGTTTGTGCGGACAAATACTTCGTCGCCTGGGTAAATCTCTGTATTTGGCTCAATGACGACAAATTCACCACTGAGAATGCGAGGTTCCATAGAGTTGCCTTTTACTCGTAAGCAGTAGGCTTCTTTGTCTGAACTGTATATACGAACAAACCCCATTAGTTCTTCGCTTATCTCAAATTCACCATCTGCTCCCATGACCGCTTCGCCGAGTACTCGGATCAAGCCTTCTTTAGGTTTTCCTGCGAGTTCAACTTCATCTTCTAGCAAGATTAGCCCATCAGAGTTGAGCATTACACGTTCAACCCCAACAACACCTAGCATTTTAGCCACATCATCAAAATTAGGTTTTCGTTTACCTGTGAGCCAGTGTCCTATTGCTCCCTGTGTTTTATCAAGTGCTTCAGCGAGATCATCTTGTTTAAGATTCTTTTCAGCCATTTTTTCGCGTACTAATTCACTCCACTGTCTTTTCATAACTCCTCCTAATTTTAGCTTTTTCTAATTATTACGTTTTGTATTAGTTTTTCAAAATACAAAAAGTATTTACTTTTATAGAATAAAAATACATAATGTATTTTAATTTGTGATGGTAAGGAACTATGAACAAGATAATTATATTTAGAAAAAAAATAGGCTTAACTCAAACAGAATTAGCTAGTGCAATCAATATTACTCAAGGAGCTTTAGGGCATTATGAGCAACAGAGAAGAAATTCATCGCTAGCAATGGCTAGAAAATTAGTAGAAGCGTTAAATAAATTCGGAGCGAATGTCTCAATTGATGACGTGTTTCCGCCAGAAAATAAGCAATAAAAAACCACCGCAGTCACGGTGGTATTCGAAGGAGGTATGTTTTGAAAACACAGGGAAATGATAATCCAAACGCTCAAAGCAGTCAATCGCAAACCAAGCGGATTTTGCAGTATATGCTCGAAGGTGGGCGAATTACGCAAATTTCAGCGTTAGAAGGCGTGGGCAGTTTTAGGCTTTCGGCTCGAATTTATGACATTAAATCACAGGGTTATAACGTGAAAGATGAATGGATTACGTTGCCAAATGGCAAGCGTGTGAAGCAGTATTTTATTGAGGTGTCGGAATGAGTTTTAGCCAACATTTACGGCGATTAGGACAGCCTATTGCCTATTATCCACAGTTAGCGAAGCCATTAGGCGGTGTGACTGCCGCTGTTTTATTTGGACAGATTTTTTACTGGCAAGATAAAACAGAAAATCCGCTAGGTGTGTACAAAACACAAGCTGAGCTTGAGCAAGAAACGGGGTTAGGTCGTCGAGAACAGGAAACCGCACGCAAAAAATTAGTCGAGTTAGGCATTTTAATTGAAACGCACAAACGCCTAGAACATCGAATTTATTTCAAATTAGATTTAGCAAAATTTGATGCCTTGATGGAAAGCATTCGGGAAGTCGCAAATCCGCCATTCGTTAATACAAAGATTACTACAGAGAATACTAACAATACTAACCTAACGGTTAGTAACGCACGCACGAGAAAATCCGATGCGTTGGATTTACTTGAGCAGTTCGGCATTACAGGGCAATTGGCTGAAGATTTTGTAAAACATCGTAAAGCTTGTCGATCGACTATCACAAAGACTGCCCTAGATGGTTTTCAACGTGAAGCGGACAAGGCTGGGATTTCCATTCAGCAGGCGGTCTCTATTTCGATTGAGCGTGGCTGGCGTGGTTTTAAATCTAGCTGGGAGTGGGAAGATGCACAGCCGAAATCTCGACAGCGTGGAGATAACTTGTCCCAAGCGTGGAATACGCCTGAAGCGTGGGAGGGGGTGTTATGACTGCTGTTGCTTTGCAAAATAAGACCGCAAATCGACCGCTTGTGAACGAGGGGGCGGAAATGTTGGTAAATCGCATTTTCGAGCAGATGCTCGCAAGTTGTCCGAGATTGTCGTACTACACGCCTCAACAAATCTCCATCGCAAAACAGCAATGGATTATGGGATTTGTCGAAAACAACATTCGCACGGTTGAGCAAGTTCGGCAAGGAATGAAAGCCTTGCGAGCCAAAGAGGACGATTATGTGCCAAGTGTGGGGAAGTTCATTGGTTGGTGTAAGCAGATTGATTTTAAGGATTTAGGCTTACCGAACGTTGAGCAACTGCTCAAGCGGTTGAATCATTTCTCGTCTTATGGGTTTGAGGAAATCCACAAGTTTAAATTTCGGTCGAATGCGGAATACTGGCTTTTGACTGACCTCTACCAGCGAAACCGTCAGCGTGGCTGGAAAGATGACACGCTACGCAATGAAGCAGAAAAAGCGTTGAAGGCGATGGCAAAACGGATTCAGGTAGGCGAGCAAATTCCAGCACCAAATTTAACTTTACCTAAAAAATCGGAAAGTCGTCCACTACCACCAGACGTAATAGATAAGCGATTTTCAGCTCTACGGAAAACATTGGGCGTTTCAAGATGTGTGAACAATTTACTGAACTGAAATGCCCAAAATGTGATGGTCAGCTTTTCAAATGGGAAGATAATTGGGTTGGAGCCAAGTGATTTAGGGTTAAGTGATGAAAGCTCAGATGATTAAAGCGGCTGGTGGGACGTTTGTGCCATTAGATGATACAGAAGCAGAGGCGTTAAAGAAGTTTCGCAATGGCGAGCAGTATGAGATTGAAATCAAGCTATCACGCAATCCGCAGTTTCATCGCAAGGTGTTTGCTTTTTTCAAGTTCTGTTTCGACCATTGGGCGGCAGATAAAACGGAGTGGAAGTATTTCGATGAAAGGACGCAGTTTGATGTGTTTCGTAAAAATTTAACGGTGTTAGCTGGCTTTAAGGACGTGAGCTATACGATTGATGGGCGTATGCGAGTAGAGGCGAAATCCTTGGCTTACGGCAATATGGAGCAAGACGAGTTCGAACGATGCTATCAGGCATTGATTACCGCTGCCATTCAGCACATTTTCAAGGGGTGCGACAGCCAAACAGAAGCTCAGTTGTATGCGTTTTTTTGGTAGTAACGAGTGTAGTAGGTAGTAAGGCATAAAAAAATAACCGCCCTTGTGGGCGGTTGGGTTAGTGAGCAAGCCGATGTTTGGCGGTTTCGTAGGCTTCTGAACGTTCTCGCTTGCCAATGGCTACCACAACGACAGTGACTTGTTGATTTTGCACTTGGTAGATGAGGCGGTACCCTGCAGAGCGGAGTTTGATTTTGTAACCATTAGGGATTTCTCGCAATTTGTTTGCAGGGATTTCTGGATTTTCCAAGACTTTAGCGAGCTTTTTCTTAAACTGTTCTCGTATGCTGTGATTGAGTTTTTGCCACTCTTTCAACGCTTGCGTTTCGAAGACGAGTTTATAGGTCATCTAAGGTTACCTCAACAAAGCCTTGAGGGTTGGCGAGACGTTGGCGAGCAATGCGAATTAGCTCATCTTCTTCATCGGTAATGACCGCTTGCTTAATCGGCAGACTGTGATTATCGGTGATGTATTGGAAATAAAGGCGGATTGCCTCACTTGGCGAGATGTTAAGATCTGCCAAAACCGCATAGGCTTGTTGTTTTAGGTTGTCGTCTAAGCGGACGTTTAAGGTTGCCATTCGTATTCTCCTTGAGTGGTTAAATTTGTGGCGATTGTAATGCAAAATGTAATGCAAAGCAATAAACTGGAAAGAAAAAACCGCCCTTGTGGGCGGTTGGTTAGGTTTGTTATCCATTAGAAACGGCGCAGGTGTTTACGTGCGGTTTCTTCGGCATCATCAATCGCAAACTGCATTTCTTTAACTAGCTCGTAATTTAATGTGAGCCTATTTCGTGGCATTAGCGTTAAGTCGAAGGTGTCGAGTATGCGGATTTGTTTTTGCATTAGTTCTTCGCAAGTGTCGCTTGCGGTGCGTGCTAGATGTAGCAAGTGGTGAAAGACATTCACGTCTACTGACATTGTGTCTTTGGTTGGTTTAGCAAGCGGTAAGTTTGGTTGATGATTTTGCGAATACTGCCCAGTTTGGCGGATTTGCGGTAATACTTCTTCAAATACCCAGTTTTGGAATGTTTTGGCGATTTCTTTTTCGCTACGGAAAATAATTCGGTAGAGATTTGGCTCATTGATAAATGCCGTTCTGCGTTGTTTGTCGTCTTTTGCCAAAACGTACGCCAAGCGTACACCTTGCGGATCTAACATTTCACGCTGTACTCGACGTGAATTTTGGATCTCAAAAATGTTGCAAACATCAATCAAGCAAAAATGCGGTTGATTGTTGAAAAGCTCTACACGAACAGGTAATGATTTGAAATTGAATGTTGAGATTTGAGTTGTCATTTTTGTTTTCCTTTTCGATGGGATTGGTGGTTAGGTGGTTCGAAAAACAGGTAATGACGACCTGCCGTGTGGTATTGGATATTTCCACACCCACCTAACCATAGATTGAAATAAATATATTTTTGACCAAAACTGCAACTCGAATAATGGTAACAACGAAGAGCAAGTAATAGGTACAAAAAAATCACGCTGACGTGGTGAAGAACGGTCATTATAAACTGGGAGTTTTCGACGCTCCGTGTGAAATATCCTACGCCGTTTTTTAGTCGTTGTCAAATAAAACTTGAAATGCTATTTATTTAGCATTATGCTATATTTTAAGTTTAAATTAGCAAGAGGGCGTTTTTATGACAACAAAAAAATTAACACCAGAATTATGCAAAGCACGAGCCGAGAAAGCCGCTCAAACTCGTTGGGAACACAAAAAAATGCTAGATGAGCTACCGCTAGCAATACATGAAGGTATTTTGACGATTGGCGATATGCTACTTGATGTTGCTGTATTGGAAGATGATAAGCGGGTTATTTCTACCGCTTCTGTTTTCCAAGCATTAGATCGTCCTAAGCGAGGTTCTCGAGGTGCATCCATTACTGAAAATGAAGAGGTGATCAACTTACCTGCTTTTATGGATGCAAATAACTTAAAACCCTTTATAAATCAAGATGTTATTGATGTGATCAAAAGGGTCAAATTTAAGACTAAAGACGGGCAGATTAAGGAGGGATATGATGCAACTATTTTACCGATTGTTTGTGATGTTTATTTAAAAGCACGTGAAGAAAATGCTTTAACCAAAATTCAGCAAGACACCGCTAAAAAAGCAGAAATTTTAGTACGTTCGTTGGCGAAAGTCGGGATTGTTGCTCTTGTTGATGAAGCAACAGGTTATCAAGATGCTCGTGCAAAAGATGCATTAGCGAAAATTTTTGAAGCTTTTGTCGCAAAAGAATTGCAGCCGTGGGTAAAAACTTTTCCTTTGGATTATTACAAAGAATTATGCCGTTTGTATGGTGTGCAATTTCCGCCAAAAATAGGAACGCAATTTCCACAATTCTTTGGACATGTTACAAACAATGCGATTTATGAGCGTTTAGCACCCGAGTTACTGCCTGAATTGAAGAAAATGGCGAATAAGCAAGCAAGGAAAGTTAAGTTACACCAATTCTTAAGTGAGGATATTGGGCATCCAAAATTGCGAGAACATTTGTCATCCGTTATTACGATTTTAAAACTGTCAAAAGATAGGGAAAATTTTTATGAGATGTTAGATAAAATTCATCCAAAACTGACACTGGTTAGTGAATAATATCTGGCTTATCTAAATTCCTTTCAAATTTTCCTTTCTTTTGTAGCCCTACGCCTAACAAGTGAAGCTGTCAAGCGTAGGGGGAGGTTAAGCCACCGCTAAGATTTTATCCGCTGCGATTTGGGCTAAAAAGCTACTGCGGTTTTTGTACTCTTTATGCGTGGCGACGAAGTCATCAATGCGTTTGAGCAAATGCGATGGCATTGTGATATTAATGCGTTCTGCTTTGCCGAGTAAGTGTGTGATGTCCACGTCCACAAAACCGAAGAAGAAATCATATTCGGTAAAGTCAGGGTTGTTGCGGTGGTTGTCGATTGAAGTAGGCAATGGTACTTCTTCGCCCATTTCTACTAATAATTCAAGATGACCAACGATAGCTTCTTTCGCATTTTTATAGGCTTCATCTAGTGTGTCGCCAGCAGAAAAACAGCCTGGAATATCTGGTACAACTACGCCAAATGCGTGAGTGTCATCGCCCGGTTCGATTGCGAGTGGGTATAACATTTTTATGCTCCTGTTATAGCAGGGCTATTTCAGCCCTGCTTGTTTAAGTATTGAATGTTCCGTTCCTTTTTTTAAGTCCTTGTTAGGGTGCTGTACGGTAACAATGCCTTTTTTGGTTGGGTGAGTAAAGTGGTGGTGGCTTCCTGTTGCGTGGTGGAAGACCCAGCCGTCTTTCTCAATAAGTTTAATTATTTGTCTGCTACTGGCCACATTTATCTGCCCTCGTGGTTGCTTATATATGTGTAGTATAAGTATAAAAACTGTAGTTGTCAATGGTTTTATGTGTAAGGTGTGTAATTTGTTTTTATGGAGGAACAGTGAAAAACTGGGATAACGAGGCTTTCTGTGTTGGGGTTGAAGTTTTTGGGGTAAAACTACGCTTGATCGATTCAAGCGTAGGGGGGATTACATCGCAAAAGCAGGCGTAGGTTGGCATTGATTGGCTACTCGTACGTTCGCTAAGGTTTGCTGAAAACGTTTGTTGTGGTTGAGTTCCCATAAATCCACGCTGTGTTGGAGGTTGAGCCAAAATTCAGGTGTTGTGCCAAAGGCTTTTGAGAGTTTTACCGCCATTTCTAGGCTAATGCGTGTGTTGTTATTGATGAGGCTGCTAGCAGTGTTGCGGTGTACGTCAAGAATTTGGGCAAGATCACCAATTTTAAGATTAAGTGGTTCTAAAAATTCTTCTAAAAGAATTTCGCCAACAGGTGTTGGTTTACGTTGCATATTTAACATAGTGACTCCTTATAGGGTGTATGTGGATCTAAATACAAGTTTGAGAGTTCGCCATTTTCAAAGGTAAAAATTAGGCGGTATTGCTTGTTTACTCGAATTGAGTAGCGGTTGTTTTCTTTCGGTTCGAGCAATTCAAGGCGGTTCGCTGGCGGTACTCGTAGGTCGTTTAAGTTTTTAGCCGCACTGATCATATCGAGCTTACGAGCAAGTACGCCAGTCAAGTTTGACGGTATTTTGCTGTGAGCTGTACCGTTGATGAAAAACTGGTAAAGGTAATCATCTCGAAAGTGTGCGGCGGTTAGGTTAAACATCGGGTTTCCTTGTTATGTCGTAATGAGGATATTTTATCAGAAACAAATGCACAGTGCAATTATGCAAATAATAAAATGAGAGGGGTGATGATGGTAAATCTGCGTAAGGAAGCAAAAGGGCGAGAATGTCAAGTGCGAGTGGTAGGCGTCTGCAATCATAATCCTGAAACGGTGGTACTGGCTCATTATCGTCTGGCTGGGCTAAATGGCGTGGGAATGAAGCCTGATGATTTGTTTGGGGCGTTCTGTTGTAGTAGTTGCCACGATGCGATTGATGGACGAATGAAAGTGGACTATGACCGTGAGCAGTTGAGGCTGTTTCATTCTGAAGGGGTATTTCGTACACAAGCGATTTTACAACGAGAAGGAAAACGATGACCGATATTGCGAATGAAATCACGATTGATTTGCCTTATCCGCCGACAGTGAATACTTATTGGCGGCATACTAAACAAGGTAGGCATTACATTACGGAGAAAGGCAAGATGTATCAAAGCAAGGTGTTTGTTGCTTGTTTAGGCTATTTGAAGTTTGAAAAGCCAGTGTCTATTTCTGTCAAGGTATGGTTGCCTGACAATCGTAAACGAGATTTGGATAATCTGTGGAAGGTGTTGTTAGATAGTTTGGTCAATGCTCAAATCTTGCCTGATGATTGTTGGCAATGTGTGCCTAAGCAGTCGATTGAGGCTGTGGGTATAGAGAAAGGTGGAAGAGTGGTAGTCAGGATAAGGGAGTTGAGTTAATGACAGATAAATTACTGAAAGAACCGAAGCAAGAATGGATTGAGAATCTTCTGAACCTTTGGGGAGCTTGGGTATTTAGTGGCTTAGATTTTAACCGCCGTATGAATATGATTGCCAAGTTGATGATGTCTGCCGACCCAGCTCGTATTACTGTGCCAGAGCGTGAGATGTGCGATGATGATTTAGGCTTGGTAATTAGTTCGGTTGTAGGTTACTGCATTAAAAATCCTTGCCCACAGGATTTTAAATACCTCGAAGCCAAATATGTGTATGGATTGTCGGTTTATGCGATTGCGAAGTATCAGTGGGAAAAAGACAAGTCTATTTCTCGGAATGGTTGGTATAAGCGGATAAGTGAAAGTATCAAATCGTCTGAATGGGTAATTGCTAAATTTCTCGATCTTGCGATTAAAAATCATAAAAATGCCGATAAGTTAAAGAAATTTGCTTTTAACGTGTAAAAAGGCATTGAATTTGGTGGTGGTTTCATATAGTATATCAGCGATGGTGGTCGTCGTATAACTGATGTTCACCAAGTAAATTTTATAGCCCTGATTGGTTTTGCCAGTCGGGGTTTTTTATTGCCTGAAAATCAAGGAGGGGAACGATGCAATGAAAGATACGTTTAAAGATATTCCGTTAGGTTCGCAAGTCTACGGCTGGATAACTTCTATTGTTGGTGTGCTGACTTTACACGAATGGGCGGTGATTATTGGTATTGTGGTTACGGTCTGTGGCTATGTTCGAGAATCTCGCTTTAAAAAGCGAATGACTGAGCTTGAGGAAATCAAAGCTGGAGTGCGAGATAAAAAAGGGAAATTGTTAGAATGA